TTATTAAATTCACTTATTAAATGAACCTTGTTACATTTTGCACAAAAACTGTAACCGTTTGAAATTAATAATTCCTTTTCTTCTTTAGTAATCTTTAAACCTCTTGGTTTAAAATCTTCAATATTTCCCATACCTTTACATAATTAGTTTATAATAATTATGCAAAGATACGGAATTTATTTGAGAATACCAAATGTTATATTAATTAATTGTAACTATTTGATAATAAACTAGTTGAGCACGTTGGGAATCCAATCACCTAATCTCATGGGGTTAGATACCAAAATTCCAAACCAATCAGCTTTATGGATTTCATAACCATCTACAGATGTAGCAGCCATTTTAGGTTTGCCCATACCACCAGGAGTATAAGGGTCACGCAATCCAGGAATATAGGCAAATTGTTCTTCAAATCCTTTAGCACGAACTAACTGGATATTAGGTTTGCCATCCTGTGTACCAAAATCCATAATTGTCATACGGTGAGATTCAGCAAGACCACCATCTGGGTGTTTGATGGAATTACGAACAGGGTCATCGTAATGAGACAAGTGTAAGAATTCTAATTTGATACCATTGATATCGGCCAATTTCACATACTGTGGACGTTGATAAGAAGCTTGAGCTCCACCAGTTAATCCAGGGATGCGTTCGTATTCTAAAGCAGATGCAGTAGCATATTTTTCAATAGCACGAGAAATCATTTTCAAACCATGCTCACCAGTACCAATTACAAAGCGACGAGAATCTTGTGGCAATTTACCTACAGATAAGCTCAAGCAGTAATCAACAAATGTTTCAATATCAAACTTGTTGTAGTACATGATATTTGATGGAGAGATTTGCTCACGCAAGCCCATACCAGCTTTGATTTCATAACCACTTTCACCAATGTTAGCATAAGAACCATCAGCCATACGGTTAGATTGTCCAAACATCAACAGACGAGCTTTTTCACGACGGAATTGACGACGGAATTCCCAGTCAAGTTTATTCAACCAAGTAGTGAAGGTTGTGTTATCCTTTCCATGAAGACCAAATACAACTGGGTCATTAGCTTTTTTATTAATCATATTGCCAGGAACAAGATGTTTCTTTCTCATCATAGACATACGATTCGCCATACGGAATGGAGATGTAAAGCTAATATCAGAACCAGTTTTAGACAATGTTTGTTCACTCAAAGAGTATTCAACATGCCAACGAGTTCCAACTATAAGCTCTTCGTAAGGTACATAAAGATTTACATCTCCAGTAACTAGTTCAACTTCATAAGCCCATAAAGCACCTTTTTGTTCGCCCTCAGTCTTAACCAATAATTTGTAAAGGTCAGGATTTGGGCCAGCAATAACGTGTGTTTGGAAGAACATTTTCTCATTGAAGTAAAGAATGAATCGAGAGATTCCTTTACCAAACTCATCTGTAGCACCTACTTGTGTTCCAGCTAAGTCAGTAGCTTTTACCAATGGAATATTTTTTTCTTCAGCACCCTGCAACATCCACTCAAATTCTTTATCATCTTCCAGATAATGAACAGGGAATTGCTCCATGTACGAGATTAAATCTTCACCTAAGTCCAAGTACTCTAGGCGAGAAATAAATTTAGAAATATGCTCAGGTTTTTCTCCGAAAAGAGCACCCAAGTGATTCTCAGTGGTCAGTCCAGACCAATCTTTTGACTCCACCCTAAGCGATGGAAATGCGGATTTAGATACACTCATTTTTATTTAATTTAGCTTGTTATAATATATTGTTATTGACCATTTATAAAACTATCAATTTCACTTAAGAATTTCTTTGATGAAGCACTCTTGGCTGTTACAGCAGTTCTACCTTGAGAAGCATTATAATCCATTGTTTTAGCAGCATTCTCTATCTCTGATATTACAGCTCGTTTAGCATTCTTACTAAATGCTGACCAGTCTTTAAATTCATTAGTTGCCTCAAATATATAGTTAAGAATAATCTCAGTCTTAACTGGTTCTTTCTGTCTATATGCACCCAACTTATTCAATGGTTGACCTTGCTCTGTATACCCAACTGGAGTTGTAAGATTTTTAAATATCTTCTGCCTAATTAGATTAGACATTTTATTTCCAGGAATAATTTCATCAGTTGCCTCTAAGGTCTTCTGTAAAGTCTCAAGCTCTTGCAATCTACTTTGCTCAGCCTCAACTTTCTGTTGTTGAACATAAGCAAGCTCTTGCTGCTCTATCTCATTCTGAATTGCTACCAACTCTGGAAGTACAGCCTTAGCTTCACTTTCCAAGTCCTGTAAATCTACTAATCTCTGAATATCTCTATCAATACGTTCTTTAGAATATTTAGTAGTCTTAGTTAGATAGTCACGAACCAATTCCTTTTGAGTTTCCTCGTCACTTAAATCATCTTCTGAATAGCTTGTATATTTAGCTCGTTCAGAATCAATTTGTAACAACTTTTCTAAAGGCACTCCAGCCTCATAGTTATTAATTAAATGTTTGACAACGTCTGGTAATGAGTTTTTATAAGCATCAACACCTTGATTAATCTCAGTGAACATTCCTTCACGTAATCCATCAATCGTTCCGTCAAACTTTTCTACATCAAAATTAGGGAGGATACCTTCTTCCTTTAGATATTTAGCATATGGAATCAGTGGAGAAGAAGAGTTTTCATTACTATTGGAATCGGTATCCTCCTTAATAATATTTTCTTCGTCATTAGTAGTTTCTGTAACTACTTCTTCTTCTACAATCTTTTCTAAACCTAATGCGTCAATATCACTTTGACTTTCTTCGTCTGTTACAATGGCAGCAGTACTGCCTATTCGTTCGGTGAGGTATTCTTCAAGACCATCATCCAGTAGGTTAAAGTCTTCTCCAAAAACTTCTTCCTGTTCTTCACTCTTCTTAGCCATATTCTAATATAAATTATTTGCAAGTATAATACAATTTAATGAATCTACAAAATTTAGTCGATTCGTTATAGACTTAACACTATTTACCAATACTTGTAAGTGTATTAATATTCTTTGACTTTGGTAAAATTGTCTTTCTTCCACGACTAATTGCACCGCATTTACAGCGATACATTCTATAAGCTCCTACAGAAGTATAATACAATTTATCAATTTCTTCTACATGAATAGAACCGCAACTAGTACATTGTTTTTCTTGTAGGTCATTATATAAGGATACATTTGGGTGGTTTAATATCCAGGGTTTTAGACGAATATATGTCTCCTCAAGAATTTCTACATCCTTTTTATTGTAGGTTTCCATATATTTAAGTGACTCAATGTCACCATCAAGACAACCTTTCCATAATTCAAAATTAGTATCTATTTTGCAATCAATACCAAAATATCCAGCTAATGCATCTAGTTTATTAGAACTAAATGAAAATCTTTTTCTAGCTACTAATAGTGTGTCTATTTGCGTATAAGGTAATGTTGGTGGTAGTCCGTTGATAATAAATCTACTATTCATTTTTGGAATATCAAATGATTGACCATTGTGGGCGATTACAACGTCGGCTTCGTTTAGAAGCTCGTGTATAGATGAACATATCCTTTTATCATCTTCTAAAATAGCCTCTCTAGGTGTAAGTACATCAGACATTGTTTCGGTATCATAAAGCCATTTTGCCGACCACGAAATTAAGAATGACTCTGATATTGTTTGATTTAAACCAATATTCTGCTTCCAGCGAGACCACACAAATGCCCTCATAGGTGCTGTCTCAATATCAACTATAAGTATCTTTCCTATATTTTTCTTAGGTTCTTTAACAACCACCTTTGGTCGAGCTCTTACAATCTTTCTAGCCAGATAAACTTTCTCTATATCACATTTCCATAAATCACTTAAATACTTTGCGCCATTTCCTAACTGTTTAGGATTCTTAAGAAATTTCTCCACTATCTGCTCTAACTCCATATTACTTTTTATTAGTTTATAAATTATGCAAATATAGTACAATAATTCAATACAAATCAAATTATCATACTATATCACGGTTAAATTATGTTTTTATAACATTTCAACCTAAAGACTCAAGTATTTCCTGGTCTACAAAGAACATTCCCTTTTGGTCACATCCTACTATATTTAATCTATCAAGCCACTTACTCATAAGTGCAATTTCTTCAACCTGCTCATTTAAATACCACAATAAGAATTGGTAACTAGTATGGTCGTTTTCAGCGATAGCAACCTTGATAGCTTCCTTATAACTATTTTCAATTAGTTCTTCATGAGCTAATGATTTCTCAAGAATATCCTTAAGGTCTTTAAAAGAAGTTGGTTGAGAATTAACTGCTGGAGTAATTGGATTTACTTGCCTATCAAGTGCATAGGTATATAATTTCTCCATGTGGCTGCGTTCATCATCTACATGCGATTTCATAAACTTTGCCAATCCTTCCCAGCCAACATATTCGCACCATGTGGCCATCGCTTTATATAGTTGACCAGCATTAAATTCTAATTGAATTTGTTTATTAATCAATTGAATCATCTTATCTGATAGGTAGGCCTTCTTTTTATTAGCTGAGAAGGCGCTACTAATTACTTTTTCATCCATTATTATTTAGTTTTAGATAATTTACTAATCTGTTCAGCAGCTTGATTATGTCTAACTGTCTCTGCGTGAGATTGTTGTTTAATATTTAAGTCATCATTAGCTTTCTTTTCAGCTAAAGCAACTTGTCTTTCTTTAGTTGGGTCGGACTCAACTTCTTTACCAGTAGCCGCCTCTAACTTAGCATATTCAAGTTCAACCTTCATTTCTAGCTCTTTATACTTAAAGTCTAATTCAGCTTGCTTTTCCTTAGCTTGTTGCTCTACCTGCATTTGAGTTATCTGAGATTGTTGTTCTTGAGCTTGTTGGGCCTGTTGTTGCATCTTCTCTTCCTGTTCTTTCATAATAAGGTTCTTTTCAGCAATGCTATTAGCTTGCATCAATTCTATCACAACACTACCCATTCCATTCTGTACAAGTGGTTGAGCCAATGATTCAATCAAATCACTAATCTTAGCATCATGATTACTATTGCTAATAAATATATCTTGTTCAGTAGATGCAAAGTCTTCGGCATTAAATTCAATAAAATCCCTAGACATATCATCCATTACATAAGATAATTTCTTACTCTTATTCTTAGACCATAATTGTTTAGCTGTATCTAATAAAGCAGCCAAAGCTCTTTTCTTAGTTTCATCATGTAAGAAGAACCATTTTTCTGTAATGTGTGAACTCTGTGTAACACTTCTTTCAACACCACCAACAGTCTCTCTATTCTCTATCTGCCCCTGTCTTTGTTCTGATACACCAGCAATAGAACCAACTTGATGTTCAATATGTTGTAGCATCTGAATAGTTTGCTGGATATAATCTCCTACTCGTGGGTCTAATACCTTTCCAGTAGTGTTATATGCTCCAGCAAGTTTACCCATAGAAGCGCCCTTCTTTCCTTCATTCATTGGGTCTATTACAGCCCAACCCATAGTTTCAGCGTAATATAACCATGTATCCATTTCCCATTCATCTGGTACTTTAGAAATATCTAATTCGTAAATTGGGCCTTTATACTTATTAAATAATGTTTCCAATTTATTCATGTAAACATTATACAAATACTGATAAGACTCCATTCTACCCATCAATGACTTTCCATAATCAGAACCAACATAACCTAAGAAACACTTAGATTTATTATCGTAATTACGCATTTGTACTTTACGAGGTTGTAATTTAAAATATATATGGTCTGCAATCTTAACTCCTTCATACGCTTCATTAACCCATATCCATCTGATAGTTTCACCAGCATCTTTATCTATTTTATAATATTCTGATACAGTCTTTTCATCCTCATCACCATTTTCATCAAAGAATGTAACTATACCTATTTTTTTACGACCCATCCAACGACCACGAACAACTCTGACATTACCTTGCATATCGTAAGGTAATCCTAGTTTAAAGTTGGTATTATTGAAGTCGTTTATATCTGTAAAGCCTGGGCCATTACCAAAGTCTAAGTTTGAGAATATTGGAGGTAGTTTATGTGAGTATCCTAGTTGGCCTGGACTATTACCTTTACCAGTACGCCATTGTCCTTTTTCTAGTGACTCTAAATCTTCTGGAGATATATTTTTACCAACAGATTCATAGGTAATTTCTATAATAGCCTCTGCATCTTCAACTCGTTCTGAGTCACCTTTCTTTATAAGGAATACATTACGAGGGTCACATACTTTAAGAATAGGTTCATTACCTTCAATATCAATACGATATATTTCTCTAGCAGCTACTAATGCATTTCTAAAACCTTTATTAAACTGATAAGGCACTACATAGTTTCTCACAAGGTATGTAAGAATTTTAGTAGCAGTAATCTCATTTATATCTTTATACTTGTATTTAGCAAATCTGGCATATTCCTTAATTTTCTGTTCAAGTTCTTTCTCGTCAGTAGTTTCTTTCTTAAACTCATCAATAGCTATTT